GAAATGTTGCCATTAGTAACAGTTTGAGTACAAGCTGTTAGAGGGTTACCGTCAAAAGCATATAAAGGATTACCGCCACCGCCGGCATCATAAGTATCTGCCGTATTGGATTGCGGAGTTCCGTTTAGTTGCCTTGTGAAATTGCGTTGTAATACTTCAAGTACATCTGTAATACTTGCATCTAAAGTATAACTGCCCTGCCCCGTATTTAACGACAAATATAGCTTATTGATCGTCCATAAATTAATATTCTTACTAATCCAATCCAGAAGAAGAAAATTAAGACTTCTTCGTGCCGATTGCATTTGAACGGGTACTAATTGATCACCGGCAAAACCGATCCTCTCAAAACATTCAAGAATCAGATCGTCGTTTTCAAGTGATTGAAACGCATATGTACCTGAAACAACTGCCATTATTTGCCTCTAGTTCTAAAACTCCTTAAAGTTTTGTCCAAGCTTGCTTCTTTTCTTATTTTCATGTTTTTAGAATGAAGAGCTTTATCAAGTTTCTTCTCAGGTATCTTTTTATCAGTAGGTACACCTAGAGCTTTATGTAACGCACCTTTATTCTTAGTCGCTTTTTCTATCCAATTCTTATCCATAATTAACTCTGTGAAATTTCAATATAAACTGGAGTAGTATTAATACCTGCTGCTAGATAAACAATTACAGCTGCATAAGGATAAGTCGTCTGGACAATAATACCGTTATTTAATTGCGCCTGGGTAATAGCTGCTAATGCTGCTCCCGTAACCGGTAATGCAAAATAATTACTAGGTCTGTTTGCATAAGTAAGATTAGATGCCTGCAGCGATACAGGGGCATTATTAGACACTCCGTATATTATAGCGTTCCCTGCTGCCCACTGGCCACCTGCCGTAAGAGAATTTAATAATATACTATAATTATAATTAGGATGGGTAAGTCCGGACTTACTATTACCGTCAGGTAGTACCACGGCAATATTATAATTTGATCCTATGGTAAAGGCATTGGCTACCCCGCCACCGGTAGCACTGATACTAATAATAGTGTGAAATAAATTATTAGTATAAACAGTGTTATTATTAGGTCCTGCTAAACTTTCTTGAATAATTAATCCATTATAAGTACCCACTATGGTAAAAGTAGACGTACTTACGTTTAATCCGCTAGTAAAACTTAAACCCGAAGCATACCCGTTACTAATAAATGAGACTTGCCCGTTGATTCCTACAAGTGATCCATTTAAAGTTAAGTTAATCGAATTCCCCGGCGTAGGCGGTATTAGCCCGTTATACGTACCGATATTAGCACTACTGCTTGCTACTGTCGGAATATTTACCGCTTGTCTAAAAATACTCATTTATTTCTTTTTATTATCAGATTTTTTGATTTCCTTAGAACTATCCTTCTTAACGCCCTTCTTAGGGGCGTTTTTTAGAAGAATATTAGCTAAGGCTCTACTGTGAACTGCCATAACTTACCTTTTATTAACTATTGACCGATTTGGAATACACCACGCCAGTTAGATACGCCAAAACAATATCTTTCTTGCGCCGCAAACCATATGCTCCTAGTAGTATTATCCATCCAAGACCAATCCTTGATTTTTTCACGTTCATAATGAATAAGTCCTCTTTCCGCATCAGTAATAATGTAAGAGGCCGTCGGAGAAGTAATAAAAGGATTGATAATATAACCTTGCGGGAAAACGCTATCATGATTTATCATGTTAAGATCGTTAACACCGGCATAAGCATTGTTGTTAGCACTACCGACAGAGGTTCTAAATTGGCTGCCAATTAGAATACCTGCTACCATCCAATTGCTAGAGCCGGTTACCAATTTCTTTGATTTAACCTGCGCATAAGTACCGCTTATTTGCTTGAGCTGAGAAATCGCAGTTACGGCATTTTGAATACCGATTTCACTTAAAGCAACGTTAGTCGTATTACTGGAAGTAGCACCCCCGTCTATCGGATGAGCAGAAAACAAAGGATAGCCGTCTGCAGTAGTAATAACATTACCGAGATTTAAAATATTAGCAGCAATCTGGTTTTTTGTTTCTCTAAGAGCTTGAGCAAGTGCCTTAGCCTGTTTTGGAAACAGATTCTTATACAGGTTATCATTCATAGCCTCATCGGTTATACTAAACGAAGTACCGTAAGTTTTATGCTTATACATCGTTTGGTATTTAACAGTCATGGTATCTTGAGCTACGGATGACCCTTCAAGTTTTTCGACGGCAGGAGCGAGCGCTCTGATTTCGTCTTCAAATTCAAAGGCACGCTCAGAAGGATAAGTTTCAAACATTTCCTTCCATAAATCAGGATAATCTTCATATAAACCTATAACCGCCTTTAACCCGGGGCGGAGTAGGTTATAAATCGATTGAGTATTAATAGCCATTTTATATTACCTCATTATATTTTAGGCAGTAACAGTCACAGGCATTAATCCTGGAAGTTTTGCGTGATTATTAATAGTTACAAGTACGTTTAAGAATGGAGTATTGTAATAAGTGCCGGCAGTACCGTTACCCGGTTGACCGTAAGTGCCCGGTACATTCTTGGCATTAGGAGTAAATCCAAGTACTTTAAGAGTAGCACCGAACCCGGTTCCTAAAGTAGAACTCGCATAAGTGTTCTGCGTATAGTTAGCCGGAGCCGCCACGTTTAATGCAACATAAGGATTTCTATTATATTCGTTCGCACCGCTTATGTCCGCAGCAGTAGTTGCGGCATTAGCACGGGCAATGACGGCTAAAGACGGACAAGCATAAAAAGTAGATACTCCCCACGGATTACCGTTTGCTGCGCCGTAGTTAGCAATAAGTGGATTATTAGCATAACCTGCCACAGCTCCGTTTAATGTAATAGTAGCCATTGATGAAGCACTGTTATTAGTCGCTCCTATAGCGCTTCCGGTCATTAACTCAATACCGCTACCGATAACGGCGCTGTTTCCTATCGTAGCAGCATTAGTTGCATTTCCCGTATTAGGCCAAGTACCGCTTTGAACTTGCAGACAAGGTAGTAAAGCAAATGTAGTATTTGCGGCTGTTAAAGCTCCGCTGTAGCAACTAAGTTGTATATCCCAGATAACAAAAGGATCATCAATGATCGTAGCTGTTGGATAAGTTCCGGCTTTTACTTGTGTCCCTGCTACCCAGTATTCGTCTTGAATATAAGTACCGTCAGGAGCGTAATAAGAACATCCCTGAAACACCCCAAGAATAGCTGGTTTTGGAGTAGCTACGGCAGCTGCGCCGGGAGCTGCTGAGTTATGAGTAATAGTCGTTACGTTAAGAGGAGTACCAGCCGCCCATGCTGCTGCAAAAACCGGAGTAGGATTATATAACATAATCTCGGCAGCAGATTGAGCGTAACTATATGTGCTACTTGAGGGAGCATATACAACCGGGTCTCCTTTATTTAAACTATAACTATTAGCATTTATTTTATAATTGCTATTTGTTTTTATATTATCAACACCGCTGATTAAATGACCGTAAGGTACTAAACCAAAAGGTGAATTTACGCCATAAGCCATATATTTACCTAAAAATATTTATTATTAAAAATAGTATTTGAAATTTTTAATCTATTAGAAGGCTAGATGAACCCATGAAGCTTAAAGCTTCCCGACTTTAATAGCGGAAAAAAACCTAGTTTTTTGCAGAGATAAAACTACAAACTCAAAGACGCCCTTATAGTTGTGGCAAACTTTAATTATTAAATTTTAACAAAATAAAATTTAAATATCAAGACACTAAATCATAGTATGATGTTATATTTTATCGCTTGTAATTGTATCTCTTATGGGATACAATATCACTTAATAAGTTAATTAAAAACACTAATATAAGTATGTATAAATCAGCATTTATAAGAGCAAGAATAACTCCGGAACTTAAAAACGAAGCAGAACTTGTTTTATCAGAACTCGGTATTACTCCTACCGCTGCAGTAACTATGCTTTATAAATATGTCGTACGCAAACATGAATGGCCATTAATAATGAAGATTCCTAATGCTAAAACTAAAAAAGCTTTTGAAAAAACAGATCAAGGAATTGGTATTACAAGTTTTAGTTCTAAAGAGAATTTTTTTAAACATCTTGATAAATTACAGATGGAAGCAGAACAGAAACTAGCTAAAGAAAATAAATGAATCTTAATATAGTTTCTACCAATCAATTTAACAAAGATTTCAAATTAATGTTAAAACGCGGTAAAAATAGGAATAATTTAGATAAAGTCATCAATTTATTATTAGATAATCTTAATAAAGATATAGAACCTCATTTATTACTACCAGCCAAGTACAAATTGCATAAATTATCCGGTAAATACGTAAATCGTTGGGAATGTCATATTGAACCAGATTGGCTACTAATATATAAAATTGATAATAATTACATAATATTTGAACGCACCGGTTCTCATTCAGATTTATTCTAGTTATTGTTACCGCTAAATTAACTCATTGAAAATATCATAACGGATACACCTTCGGGAATATCGGGCAGCATTTCACCTGAACTATCCGTTAAAACTATACTAACAGAGGTTAATTGTTTTACCACATCATATCCTATTCGCGGGGGTAGAGGAGGCGTACTGTTATTATTAGCGCAGGTTATAAATACCCCATAATTTAAGTTACCCATCGCATTTTGAAATGATATCGTATATTGATGGTTACTACTATTATAACTGACAGAAGAAACGTTATAAGTAGATTGAGTAGCAATTTGCCCGGAAGTATTATTAAACCTACACCATGCTTTTGCCGTATTAGGAGAGTTAAATATACCTTCTATACTTAAATTATTAACTCCGGTAATATTTCCTTTGCCGTCAACTAAAACACTATTCAGATTTAAAGCAGAATTAGTCCCATTCGAGGTAATACTTAAGACCCCGCCGCTATCAGCATTGGTAATTAAATCATTACTAATAATTATATTCCCTGCCGTAATCTGATTTACCGATATATTATTACTTAAACCTATAGCAGGATTACCAGTTGTTCCAGTAGGATTAGTAACTACTATATTGCCACCGTTTACAAGCGATATTAATGACCATGTATTTGTTTCGGGATCAAGAGCAAGTATTCCAGGTGTTCCATTTGCAAGCTCTGCGATTGCTGAAATAAGACCAGGTAACTTAATGTTAAGTGTTCCGCTTGGAGGAGATACCGGACTACCCGTTACCGTAATTGAATCATCTGGGCTAGTTAAAGTCAATTCCGATATACCGTTTACTCCGCTGCCGAAAGGAATTATCCGCCAGCTTCCGTTAGGAGTTGTAGTATCATATAAATATATTGTCAAAACTTTGCCGGCAGCAACAGGCGTAAGTAATGTTAGTTGATCGTTTAAAACAATATTAAAACTATTAGCTCCGACATTATTAAAACTAATGGAAAATCCCGGAGTAGTTTGTGTTGCGTCCGGCAAGAAAATATTTAAGTTGCCTAAGCTAGCACTAACATCCATCATATCCGCTACGGTAACATTAGCAAGATTTGCCGAATAGGGATAATCTAGCT